GATTTTCAAAACTAATTCCAAAATATTTATCAAAAACTTTTGAGATTCTTGAAAATTCTTCTTTACTTTTTTCGTTTACAAATTTTTGTGGTTCTTCAAAAAATTGTCTCATTCCTTCAATTATGTTTTTCCCAAGTATAATTAATTGGTCAGCTATACCTTTTAAAAGATTCGGAATAGCTAAAATTACACCTTGAGCTATTGCAATAGCAAAGCGTGGCAGAATTGAAACGATCAATTCTGGCAACATTTCAAGACCCATTTGAAATGCCTCAAGAAAGTTTTGAAATTCGGTTTTAATTTCTTCTGGTGACTTTTTGCCAAGCTCGGAAATACCACCAATCAAACCACCAACTGCACCGCCAATCGCACCGCCAATTCCACCAAAAGCCGATCCAATTGCACCGCTTAAACCTTGAACAATAGATCCCGGATCTGATATTTGATTAACAAAATTACCAATTTGATCAAATGCTGCCATGATTGTCTCTTGCCTTTTTTTCATTTTTTCAGCTAAGTCTTTGGTAATTGCATCATTGATTTTTTTGTTATTTTTTTGAATCGTATCATTAACCTTTAAAATTGCGGCTTCTCTTTTCTTTTCATTATCAAGCTTTTGCTTTAAAGCTATTTCTTCTCTTTGTGCATCTTCAGCGGCGGCTTGCTTTTTGTTGTTTTCTCTTTGCTTTTCAATATTTAATAATTTCTTTTGTCCTTCCTCTTGGACTCTTAGATTGTTTTGAGTGGCTTTTTGTAATTTGTTTTCAGCTTCAAAAATTAATTCTTTGCTTCGGCTTTCTTCTTTTAATAATTCAAGATTTGCCCTTGCTGTCTCTAATCGTTTCAATGAATCTTGAATTGTTTGAACAGTTGTATTCTCTTGTTTATCTAATTCATTATTTTGAGATTTTAATTCTATTGTCCTCGCTTTCTGTTCTGCATTTATCGCCTTGACTAAAGAAACGTTTTTTGCGTTTCCTTCTTGCCTTTCTGCCATAAGCCTGAGCGTTTGCGCTTCTGTTTGAAGTCGCTGAACTGCCGCTTTTACATGTGATTTTTCTAAGTTGCTATTTTGTTGAATTAAAGAATCCAATGATTTTTTGATTTTATCTAATTCTTTAAATTCATCTTGAATCGCTTTTGTAATTTCTCTTTGCTTTGCAAGTCGTCGCGCTTTTGACTTCGCGATCCGTTCTTGTCGTTTTCTTGTTTTCTCAAGCTCTGCATTTATTTTGATGTTTTCAATCAATGCGTCTTTTGCGCCGCGAACCGCTTGTATGAATGTATTGCCTAATTTTTTACTTGATTGAGAATCAGGATCTGCAAGAAAACTTTTTAAATCGTTAATTTGTTCTTTAATTATTGATCGGTTTTTTTTGTTTTCAGATTGCTCTTTTCTTAAATTGTTTAATTTTGATCTATTTGTTTTTGAAAGCTGTCTGCCCTGTTCCTTTGCAATTCGATCCATTCTTTCAAGAGCTTGAACTCTTTGAAAATCCAAAACGCTTTGATCCATCAAAGCTTTTTGTTGTGCTTTAGCGCTTTTTAAAACGTCTTTTTGTATTTTTTCAATTTTCTTATCTGCTTCAAGCTTTGCGCCTGCTTCTTTTGTAATTTGACCAGTTAAAACAAGGTTTTTCACCCCTAAATCAAGCCCAACTTCCCCAATTCTATTGTTTGCATCTGATATTTTGTCCAATGCTTGCGCGGCTTTTATTGCTTGCGCTTCCATTTTCATTAAATCATTTGCGGTTTGTAATAAAACCTCGCTCAATTTTTTATTTTTTTCGGCGGCTCGATCTGTGCTTGCAGTCATTAATTTATAAGCCGCCGCAATTGCGCCAACAGCACCAACCGCAAAAAGCATCTTTGTGCTTACAACCGTAAAGATTCGCGCCACACCTTCGAGACCACCGGCAAAGGCTGAAGCCGTAGAGGCTGCGCTTGACATCTCAGGGGATAGCAAAGCAAAGGCAGAAGCCAATTCTCCTGTTAAGCGGTCAAGGTTGGCCGAGTCCTTTCTTAAAGCCATGTATTGTTTACGTGTTAACGCCGCTGATGTGCTGGCCTGCTTCATTGCAACGGCTGAGGTCTTGCCAAAATTAGAAGTCGATCGCGCTGCTCCGTCGGCTTGTGCTGCTGTTAATTTTAGCTCTTTTTTTGCGTTTCCAGCTTGGACCTTTAACGCTAATTCAACGACACTAACAGCCATAACAAACCCCTTACAAGCAGTTTATCAGATCATGAAGGTTTACGGTAGGAAAGATCGAGGTCTTCTTTCTTCTGGTTTGCCTCATGAGCTTGTCAATACGGTGACCCCTTGCCTTTAAAGCTGCAACGTTAATCGCTAAGTCCTCAAAAGAAAGCTTTGCTACTTCGCTCGGAAGTATCCCGTAATTTTTGCCAATTATATCATAGATGTGTAGAAGGTCTTTATCTTCAAACCAACCCCCTAATTCTATTCGCTGCGGCGACATGACCTTGAAGGCAATGTTCTAATAATTTGGCCCGGTCTTCATCGCTTACAACACCAATCCACAATTGGTTCTTGTCTGCGTCTTGATCCTTTTCATGAAAAACCAATTTAAAATCTTCATATGTTTTACCTTGGTCAACTGAACAACGGCGAACACAAGAGCAAATTATTTTGTCATTTTGTGCAGCTAATTCAAGAAGTTTTTCAGGCTTTAAACGTTTAGACCATTCGATCAAATCATCAAAGTTATCGTCTTGCTCTGTCATTTGTTGTATTTTCTTGATGTCTTCGGGATTTGCCAAAGTCGAAGCAATTAAAGCCGACGACAACCCGGCGCTTTCTGCTTCCGCTGGTGATAGGATTCGACCCTCAATTATGATCTTTCCATCAAAAACTTTTTCTGACCATCGCGACGATTTCGCAATCTCTTTTAATATGCTCATTGTTCAACCTGCTTTATATTGGGCATGAAAAAAACCCGTTCAGATTTGAAATAACCTAAACGGGTTTACAATGATTTATTTTTTTTAAGTGTTTAAAGCGTTTGCACCATCTAACAAATTGTTAATTTCAATTTTAAATGCTTCAGTCGATGCGCCAGCCAAAGCGGTAAAAGTTACGCTTTGAGAAAGTCGGCCAACTGTTGAAATTGGATCGCTATAGTCGGTAATTATTGAATTATTCAGTGTGAATTCCATGTAATTTGTTGATCCTGTTTCCTTAAATTTAATTACACATGATGATTCAGTACCTGCAAGCATTGCAGCATATAAATTATTATTCTCTGCATCTGTTTCCACGCTTACAACGCATGACCGAAAATCAGAGACATCAGGCGATTCGGTGAGCTTAGAACCGAGAACATTTCGTCTTTCAAGGCTGTTCTCTATTGTCATCTCAAACGATCGAACCTTATATGTGACGCCGTTAAATGTGAGATCGACAATTGTCTCATAATGTTGTACCCTTTTTTGGGTTGCGTTGTAAGTTGGAACAAGTGCAGGCGCTGTTCTTGCTGCGCTGTCTTTTGCAATTATGTCCAAACTTAGACTTGCCTCTTCTCCTGCCGTAATTGAGATCGTGCCGCTATTTATCATACATCCAGTAAATACCTCTTGACCGTTTGCATCTGATCCACGCTGCAAAGCCAAAGTAAAAGAATCCAGGCTTGTTGTATTTGATTTTAAAACATGCGTATAAGGAGATCCGCCCGTCGTGGTTATCGTACCCACCAAAGCTTTCAAAAGCAAGGTAGATCCTGAATAATACAAGGGCACGCTCAAGCTACCGCCTGACTCTCTAAATTGGTCGAACGTGCTTTGTGCTATTGCGCCATCACTTGAACTCAAATGATTTGACCGATCCCTCTGTTGCGTTGTTTGCATTGAGATATCAATTGTTCGAACCGCGTTTGTTTTATAGGCACCGGTAACAGCATAAGAGGCTTCGGGCGCAAGTTTAAAAAATGTATTTCTGCCGAATAAAATAGGCATGATTTTCTCCTAAGCTGGTAATTTATTTCTAATTGATAGGGTGCTTGTGAGCGCGAAGGTTTGCGCCCCTTGCACGGTTTGAATTGTTAGACGCACTTGATAATTGTTATTATCGACACCACCGGAACCTTGGACAAAGACGCCAATAAAACCCGGAATAAATCGGGTTTTGTTTTGGTCAATCATGCCGGGAACCGTTGCGCCTGAATTGTTTAAAACTGAAACTTTACAGTATTGAATTTCTTCGTAATTCATTCGATCGTTATATGGTGCGAAACGATTCGAAAGAATGTTTTGAACCGAAAACCACATATACGCGTTTGTTGTCGTGTTCATGACAAAAGATTCGGTTGTGGTCGATGCGCTACCTGTAAACGTCGAGGGACCAACAATCATATTTGTCGGCTTTCCTAACCAAATAAACCCGTCTTTTGGTGTTGATATGGTTACAGCTGTGGCCTGATCTGATGCGCTGGCCTTTTTAAAGTAGATATATATCAAATTAACGCTAACAGTCGTCAATTCGAAAGAGTCCATCTGCAAAGTTAAAGCACGATTAGCGTAATTAAAGCCCAAACGCTTGAAAGGGATTAGGTTTCCCGATGGCGACACCGGGATAATATCATATCCATTTGATCCGATGGACTCCCAAAAGGTGTCCCATTGTGAGGGAAAAACAACAGAAAGATCGTAGTTCGCCGTAGCGCCGGTGTTTTCGATCGCTATTGGATACCGAAATTCAAAGCTTTCATCATACCACGACAAAATTAAACCCCATCATCTGAAACAAAGGTAATTGTGATCCGCAAAAGACCGATCCCGATATTCATTAACCCATATTGATCGCCATCGACAGCGGTATAACTGACAAGTACATCATCAACCAAAGATCCAAGAGATAATTGCCTATTTGCTGTGATGGCCTTGACTGCGTCGCTTGCAATATTGATCGCGTTATCGTTTCTTTCTGTTGCGTTTGCGCCACCAATATAGATATAAGCCTCAAAATTGGCGGTTGACTTATAGCGGCCTAAAGTCGTTCCGTACTGCTCGACACTGTCAACAAAAAACACCGTTGCAAATGGGGTATATGGCGGCTGTACAATAGATCCGCGCACTACTCGACCAGTAAGATCAACACCTGAAAAAGTCGGATGATTTACAGCTAAAAGCGCTTGTAATTTCTTGTGGATTGTTGTTAGTCTTGCGTCGGCCATTATTCACCGCCATGAATAGCGGCGATTAGCATTTCTCTAAATTCATCGGGTATCTTATCAATATGCAAATCAAACGCACGCGATAAATACATTCTTGGCTGAATTTTGTTTTTAGGCGATCCAAACTCAATAGCCGCCGCATACTTTACAGGCTTAACCTTTCCAGCGGTTATAATTGCAGCGGGTTTGCCGTCAATAATTCCAACTTCTCCCATTATAGAACCGCGCAAATTTTTTGTTATGCTTCTTGGCCCTTTCATAAATCCAGATATAGAAGAAGCGTCTTTATATGATTCGTACATTGATCCAATAGGGCCGCCGCTTTTATATTTGACCGGCCTTGGCCTTCGTCCTTTTGTGAGCCTTCCGGGCGTTGTATCTCTAACCCTTCCAGTTTTTAAGTCATTACCCACAAAATTCTCTTGTGCAGATCCATGAACTTCTTTAGCAAAGGCCTCCAATTCACGGCCTAATCTTTCCATTAAACCATCTGCCCCGCTTCTTAATCTCTTTGCGAATTCTTCACCTGTGATGCTCATAAAACCGCCCCAAAGCATCGAAAAGGAAAAAGCAATTCTTTAACTTCTTCGGGCATTGACTTCGCACTTGCAGAAATAGATCCGCCACGGTTTGAGATAGAATTACGACCTTGCGCGCCTTTGTTGCGCTGAAGCTGAGAAGCCCAAACACAGATCGCATGTTTTAGATCGTGCGGTGCTGTTGCGCTGGTAAAGCCTGCGGTTACAACGGCCTTTATTGCTCGAAAGGATCGATCAAATACATTGATAGCCGTAACTGGATCAAGAAAAACCTGGCCGTTATGTTTGTTAAAAGTGTATGTTGACGCATCGATCAACGTATCAGATCCATATTGGCGATCGGGATCGCTATGAATTGACGTTATCGCCGTCACCGGTTTAACCGGTAATTGTAGAACCGAAGGGTTCATATATTGGGGGCCATCAAGATGGAAGGTATAAGCGTGTGAATCCAACGTCGGCCCCATGACTGTTGAACTTTGGGTAACCTCCGGAAAAGAAAGATAGCGGGCGATCGCCGTTTCAACTCTACTGATTAACGCCGTCAATTCGGCGTCAATACCTGCGCCCTGAATTTCAGGGAGGTATTCTTTCAGTAGTGCATTATCGACAATCGCCACGCTTTAACCCTTAGCTAAAATCTCGAGCATCTCGAACTTTGATATTCAAGACGACATCAGTAATAACACCACCAGTTTGAACGCTTGTAATTTTCAAAGACTGTGATCCTGAAAAATTAGCTTTTTCATTGTTGCCCATGGTTAGATCTTCACTAACGCCTTTTGCTAAAGTTGTACCGGTGCCGCCGCTGTTTGTATTTCTTGAACACAAAGCAGTTGCTCCATCACTACCAAGAACGGTCAATGTAACATAAGCACCGGCGGCGGTTATTGCTTGATTTGCAACAATTGAAACCGCTTCGACTTCAACCAAACGATCGAAAGGTATATAATATTCTTTCGTTCCGGCTGATGATGCTTCGTCAATGTGGAATGTATAATTTTGTATACTCATTTTAAATAATCCTCTTATTAGCTGTTTAAGTCGAAAAGGTAAGCACAATTATCAGTTCCAGCCGCATCAACAGAGGCGACAACGTTGCGCATTGTTGAAACGATCTCGATCGATCCGCTTCCGATGTTCTTGTCAGTCTCGACGGTCACGCCGCGCTTTTGATACTGTGAGAAACTCGCAGCGTTATAGAACAAAATACCTGTTTTAGTTTTTGTAACGTTGTCATATTTTCCAGATGCCGCCATGTCATTACCGACAAATCTGGAAAGCAAGACGCTATGGCCAAATATGGAAGCGACGGAACCCTGCACAAGCGATGCGCTGGGCCCGAATTTGTCCATGGTCAGAAGGTCAGGGTTGGCCATTAAATGCTTCACCATAGCCTCAGGGCTGCAAACAATATACAAATTTCCAACACCTAATTCTCCCATTGCGCTAATACGACCAAGCAATTCTGTCGTTGTTGCGAGTGCAGGCGCGGCGGCTGCTGTTTGCGTCGCGGCTGCAAATGATCGTTGTCTCAAACCATCAAAGGCTTTTCGGTGATCGTCTGCGCCACCAAGACCGGCGGCACCCCAACGTGATCGAATATTCCATGAGCCAAGGGCATCGCCAAGAGTGCCAGAAGCGTCTCCATTGATGAAGCAATCCTCCCAGGCATCTTCAAGATCTGAAGCGATTTGGCGGGTTAAGATTGGCATTAGTGCAAGCGCTGAATCTTCGGCTGCACCATCGTCAACGACGTATCGAGTTGCAAAACCTTTAACGGAAATTGTCTTACTTTCTGTTAAAACAGTAGAAGCCTGATAATTTGCAGGGTTGTCAGTTGATACCTGGCCTTTAACATAAGGACGGCCACCGCGACCCATGCGAGGAATGATCATAGTGTTATTTTGCATCTCAACTGATGGCATTAAAGCTCTAAGGTTACGCGGAACCTGGAAGGTTTCGTAAAGCTCGGCGCGAAATTGATCAGGGATAAATTCAGCACCTGCACCGGCCCCATCATAAAAAGCGCGGGTTACGGCTGTTTTGATTTCAGAAGGTGCGCGCTCGATATGCTTATAGATAGCAAGATCGCCCTTTGGGGTGTGGGGATTGGTCATCAATGATCGGCACCAAGCTCTTTTTTGAGTAAGATCAATTAATTCTTTATGCCATTCGTTAGCCGGGGTTTTGCTTGTAAGTAAGCCCTCGACCTCTGTTTCAAAAGTGCCCTGACCTTTTACTTGAATCTTTTTTGTAACCGTACCAAGTTGGATCGATCCGTCTTGATTTAAAAATGACTTGAGACGAGAATCGCCGCCGCTCATTTGTACAGGTTTAGCGACTGATTGCGCTTCTTGCAATTTACGCTGAGCAAGCTTCAGATCATCCACCTGACGTGAAAAATTCGCCATCTTGTCAGTGGCCGTATTTTGAAATTGCTTAATGCCCTTGATTATTTCGCGGGCTTCTTTTACCATATTTTTGTCGTGTGACATTTTGGTAGCTCCATTTTTAGGTGAAAGCCCGAATTAGGGCGGTTAAAAACTGTTTTTCTTGTTCGTCTTCGCTGTCTTCGTCGTCTTCATCAGATGCGCCGCGATTACCATCGGCATCATTATCATCATCAGAATCGTTATATTCCGGCGGCGTTTCTTCGAATTTCTCATAGTAGCCCGATAGAAGCTCATAAACGGCCTCCTTGTCTTCGTCTGGTATATTGACGTCACCTTCAAGCAATTGACGCATAGATCGCTCGATTAGGTCCCAATAAACAACCAATTCGCCCTCATCAGGTGCGGCGTCTTCTGGTAGCTCTTCATTTCTCATTCGCGCGATCATCATTTTGTAAGCGTCCATGTCGGACGGATCGCCTTTTTCAACAAATGCAAAAGCATTGGCCAGCATGTCGTAATCATCATCGCCAAGAATGGCCCCGATAATCTCGCTCATGTCTTGATCTTCAGGGTTATGCTTTTCTTCTTTTGGTGCGGTTGGAAGGTCTGCGCCTGAAACGGCCTTTTCTTCTTTCTCTTTTTCCTCTTCGCTGTCTTCGTCATCGGCCCCGGCGTATTCTTCAAGCCAATCAAAACCCATTTCTTGAGAAGCATCACCGCCGCTTCCCCATCCAACGTCTACCTCTTCATCTTCGGCGGGCTCTGAATGTGCGACGGCTTTGGCAAATTCTACAAGCCAAGAATCCTGCGTCTCTTTTACTTGCATAATGTGACGATTGATTGAATCTAATCTTGATCGCTTTTCAAATATGCCCTCAAGATCGGTAAACGATAGCGATTTCGCGGCGATTGCGGCTGTTGCTTGACCGTTAGCGGGAACGGTGACAACTGATAGCTCTAACAATTCAGAACGCTGATAAAAGACGCCCTCTGGGCCATATGCTTTATGATCCTTTGGTAGCTCAGATCGTGGCGTCATTTCAATTGGCTGAAAACCAACGCTTACAGCGTTAATAAAACCCGCTTGAGCTTTTCGGGCAATCATCGCGGCATGTGGATCGGCCATATCAAATTCAACGTCGATCATTAATTTACCGTCCACAACATCAACAGAAATAGCGCGGCCTATTGGTGGGGCCATTTGATCATGATTCCATAAAATAACGCTATTTCTTTTGTAGGATTCTAATTCCCAATTTTGTGATACGACATCACCATAACGATCGATCGCATCTGTAGAGGCTACATAAGAGATCTTAACGTTTTCACCATCGGCGGCTTTTTCGTTTTGCTTCTTTTCGATTCGATGACCAATAATTTTTTTTATCATTTTAAAGCCCCGGTTTTTTTATATCATAAATTTTAGTAATTACATCTATTAAAGGAAATACAGGTATGACCTTATTCTCTGATCACAACCGGCTTAACAACGCACCTACAATTACAATCTTCTGCCGGGTCATTAAACGATCCCGGGGTTAGCGATCTTTCTCCTGAGCTTGTTACAAAATATTCATCAGGTTCAATCGCGTTCTTTTTCTGTGAATAGGTTTTGATCAAATACTTATGTGAATCGCGGGTGTAGTCGTCAGTATTTCCTAACCATGATTTTTTTACCTTGATCCCGTAAGAATTAGAATCTTTAATTGATTGGAGGCCGGCGTTTCCGTGGATTCTTGTGCTTTCTGTACGCCCAATTAATCGACCTCTTGCATAACTGAAATCAGGATCTTGACTTATTTGAATCGCAATATCTCGAATTGGAAGCCCTTCATTTAAACCACTTGAGACCAAACGCTGCATTTTTCGCATTGTTGTCTTTGCGATTTCGTCGGCCATTTCTTCAATGAATTGTGATGGGTACTGATCCAACAATTGCCCGTATTCATTCCAAGAACTTAAAAAGTCAAAGGGGCTTTTCTGTGCAATTCTAAAAATGCGCCTCATTTCTGTTACGCCGCTTTTGATAAACTCACGACGCCAAACCGATCCAATGATTCTAATGATTTGCGCTTTTTCAATTGCATAGCCTAAGAATGAAGCCCAATCGACAATTAAAGATTTCGTTTTTGGATCATAATTTCTTTGCTTGACTTGCTGATTGAATCTTTGAATGTATCGACGCTTTGCCGCCCTTAGATATTTATTTGTCGCTTTTTGTACCTTTCTTTCGGTTGGCCCGTGTTGCTTTTTGATAAAGTCTTTCCATACCCGATCGATAATTTCTTTTCCTTCAAAGTCAGATTTGATCATTGACTTCTTTTTTGATTCATCGTCTGCTTTTTCCATTTGTCCGACGATTTTATTAGACCATGACACCGCCGGATCTCCTCCCCATAGAGCCCAAGCAACACGGCCCGCGCTTGGAAAGCCTGGTTCGCCTGGCTTATAACCTTCGCCCTTCTTGTCGCTTTCATGACGTGCAAGCCAGGCCCGCATTTTGACCGCTTTCTCTGGTGATATATCGGCACCATTTGCCATTCGCCGCGCCCATGATACCGTTTCAGGCTTTAGACCATCGCCGCTTTTTCCTTCTTCATGCCACTCAAGACCTTTTTTTAATTCGCCTTTTACGCCAGAGGGAACTGAGAAGTTTATGTCTTTGTATTTTTCAGGGACTGCTTTTTCAGTTTTTTTTTTGGTTGTTCGGTCGTTGGGTATAGGCGAAAAAAATTTTCTATCTTCTCATCGATCTCTTCGGTGTCTTCGTCGTCTGGCATTTCTTCGATCAGTTCTTCATCCATTGGCACCGGTTCAGCATCTGAAGCGATAGGGAAATCAGAGAGGCCCTCATAGGCATAAGCGGCGGCGGGATCTGCGCCGTTTAGTATATGAAGATTGACGCGGTTGATCTGTTCCGTTCTCAAAGACTGCAATGATTCAACGCCGGAATAATCAAGCTTAACATACAGCGATCGATCAAAAAGACGGGCGATCTTTGTTAGCGCAAGCTCTAAACGTCGGCCAATTTTTTGCAGGTTTTGATAATAGGTAATTGACGCTTGCCGGGCTGTTGCATAGTTCGCCGATTCAGTCGTCAAAACCGTTTGAGGTGTTCCAACAACAGCACAAACCGCCATACGACAAAACTCACGGCTTGTTTTAAATTCCATGTCCTTTGGGCTTAGTTTGAGGGGTGTGATATTAGCCTGACCGCTTAAAGCCATAGCCCCCCCGGCCTTTGCAAGACCTTGATATTGATCAAGAATCGCCTTTCTTCGGGTTGAATCCCAAATGTCTGCGGGATCAGTCGGGCTCAATAGGATCGAAGGGTGACCGCGTTTAGACGCTTCAGAAGCCAACTTTTGGGAGTTCAAGTCCGAGTCAATATCAAGGGCCAAAACCTCCACGACGCCAGTGCCGTACATCGATTGAGGCCCGCTTTTATAACTTGCGTTTCTCATGTGAATAACGCGCTCAACTGGATAAACGACCTTTTGACCGGCCCCCGTGTCATAAGCGTAACCGGTGATCCCTGTTTCATCGCTTGTAATCTCTACAAGTCCGGGGTGTAATCGTACAACAGATGAAGGAATTGATCCGGTGCCCAAAAGTAACAGATAAGCGTTCCCGGTAAGTCTTAGATCAATAATGATTTGCTCTGCAAAAAGGTAATAATCTGAATCTGTGCTTGGAAATTCCATTAACTCAAGAAAGGGGTGTTCTTTTATTTGTTGGGCGTCTGCCCCCTTTCCTTTCATAAGCTTAAGCGGTAAGGCTGCAAGGTCTTGCCCTTGACGACTAACGGCGGCATGTGTCCAAGAGTGAAGGCCATAGCTCGAAAGTGCCTTTGAAGGATCATAAGGTGCCCGCTCACCGTGGGGACTGTTCCAATTTGCACCATGATCCAATTGCTTAGGCTTTGGCTCTGTCTTTAAGAACGATCTAAAAATTAGCGAAAATGAATCATACCAAGCCATAACAAAACCCCGTTTGATTTATCATATCACAATCAAGATCATTTGTGCAGCCATCGCCATCGGGTATGGATAACACGGTAGAATTGATCTCTTGCTTGCTCTCTTTCTTGCGGGCCATAAACATCAAATTCAAGGCCAAAAAAAGACGCGTTTAGCTCCTCAATTCCTTCATCAACTGAATCAAAGATATGATTAAGAATCACCGAATCGCGCCAAAACAATCGAAAATGAAATCTATTCTCTTCAATTGATACGCTTAAAACGTGATCTAATATCTCGACTTCATCAAACGCTTGACTTTCTGCCATTTCTTGCGCCTAACAACATACTGATCTGCTCTTGAAGTCTTGCGATCGATATGCCGTTTTTTTGTGTTGAATCTTTAATCTCTGCGAGATCCTTGTCTATTTTGGCGCGAAGCTCGCCGCGCTCTTCGCTGTATTTGTCGATCTGCCCGTCGTATTTTTCGATAACAGCTTGATAACGATCGCGTGTTCTTTCTCTGATTGATTCGGTTTCAGATCGTAAAGCATCGATCCTTTTTTCGGCGCTTTTCTGGGATTCATCAAGCCGCTTTTGTGCTGCTTTATTATTGGTCACCAAGTAAACAATAAAGGCCCCGGCGAGACCGAGATCCATTAAACCACTGATCACTTCTGTTTCCATTTTAAAACCCCTTGTCCTTTATTTATCATAATTCTATCATTGATGAAGTAGGAATCTATAGAGGAACGCGTTTAAGTATCGCAGGGCATCGAGTAAGTCATCCGACCTTTTGATCGGTGCTTGCCTTGCTGTTGTCTCTTGCCATCGATACAATCTAAATTCTTTCATCAAGTTAGGTAGTCGACCTTTGAAAAACTTAATGTGGGGTTTTCCTTCCACATCTAAGCAAAGCCTTTGCTTCAATTGATTAATTGTGGCTACCACACCAACAAACTTGGGGGCGGGAATATTTCTAAGGCCCATCCGTGATAATATCAAACGCCCGTCTTTTGATTCTGGATCGCATATTATGTGATCAAATGGCATATAATCTTTGAATTTTGATTTAAGCATGTTCCCATTTTGGATCGTTGTCCAATTGGTTTTGCTGTATTCGTCGACAATATAAAGCGTGTCTGTTTTTGAATTATAGGCCCCAACGACAGCAGCAAAGGGGTGAACCACTCCGAAATCAATACCGCAAATTCTAAGCCAATCCTTGGGGATATCGAAAGGATCAACCCAATGGGTGTCTGGTTTCATTTCTGGATAAATCAAACCCTGTTGATTTGTAAAGTCACCGAACAATCTTGAAGCTTGCGTCTCTTTGCTCATGTGCCTAACGCTCTTGCGCATTTTCACCGATGATACCCAAGGATTGTCTAAACCTATAATTTTATGATGCTCATAGCCCGGCGATGGATCATCAAGAAAAATATCATAAACCCAAGTCAGTCCTTTGAGCGGCGTCATCGTTAAAACAATAGATCCGCGCCGATCGATCACCCTTGCCATACATTCGCTAAAAATGCTTAATGGCTGCTCTTCATCCATTATAATCAAATCAGCCGAAAACCCTTGATACTTTTCGCGCCCGCTGTCGGCACTTAATGACATAATCTTCCCGCCGTTTGGAAGTATCAATTGAGCTCGGTCTTGCGCCCTCCATTTCTTTTCGATCGATCCCTGCGGTGCAAGTGCGCTTATCTTTGGCCTGATATATGTCAGCGCGTCACCATAAGACAAGCCACTAACGACAACGATCCCCGGTTTATCCGGTATTGATTCCGGCGGTATTCCGTTTAACTCAATCCAAGTTTGAACCCATGGCTCTTTTTTCCCCGCCGCGACGGCCACCGCCATCATTGCCATTATTTGAGATTTACCGGCGCGATTACCGCCCGAAATTAATGTAGCCTCTGATCCAAGGTTAAAAAATGGCTCTATTTGCGACGTCCTGGCCTCTTTTATTCCGCAATTGCTACAATGCCATAGGCCCGCGCTAATTCGTGTCATTTCGCGACCACAGCCCCGCGCACGCGGTGACTCTTCGGCGAGCCCGTCCCATCGGTGACAATGTGGCCGCCATAGTCGAGCAACAGAAAGCGGATAAGCTTTTGCAATGTCGATCAGTTTACGCCGTTTCGCTAATTCCTTTTTGAGATTCTCTTTTGTTGTTGTCATTTGTTGCCATCTTTCCTTTGACCCATGAATCGATCAGTGATTGGCCTCCAATATATCCTAATTGTGCCAAACCAGTAAATTGAACCATCGATATCAAGACATCTTTGTCAAGGCTGTTTTTTATCCCATACCAAATCAAGAGAAGCCAACAAAGAGACATGATTGAAGCAAATAGAAACTTTTTAGATGATAGCGGCGTGCGTACAAGCCAAGACTTTTGAAATCGTGTCATAGTTTTCCACAGGGTTTTCCACAGGCTATTGATAAGTCTATGAATAAAGTTATCAATAGGGTTTTCCACAGGCTATTGATAACCTATGGAAAACCCAAAATTAGCGCGTGATTAGTTCGCCCAATAATCAATTATGATTGAATCTAAATTGCTCGGAGCAGATCCAAAAGTGACGACCGTTGCAGATCCGCTGTCAGATACTGAGTATTGATCTTGACCACTTGGAGAAGATGCAACAGGCTTGAGACGTATACCGTTACGATGAGCCCTAACGCAATTAACAAAGTCAGTTAATTGACTTGATGGGATACGATTCGGCAAAGTAAAGACGGTTTGTGTACCGTCACCGGCTGCGACTTCTGTGAATGGTCGCATTCTCATGTGTTGAAAATCAACCCCGTCGGCTTTCAATGCTAATTTATTTGCACTGATTGCAATTGTTGAATTGTCATAATCAACTTTTAAACCTGTACCGTCTTTTATCAAACCTTGATTTGATTGTACTTTGAGATCTAATTTGTTGCTTGTGAATTGCAGACCTGGATTAGTTGCAAGGTCGATCGCAACTGCATCACCGGTAATCAAGACACCATCACCAACATTTACGTTTAATGTATCGCCAACCTTAGCCAAACCATCACCGGCGGTGATTTGTCCAGCACCTGAGAATTGAGTGAATGCCAAAACGTTTGTACCGACAACAGCGGCGCCGCTGTCAGAAGTGCAAACAAAACCGGCATCGGCGTTTACAGTACCTTGTTCGATGAAGGTGAAAGCACCGGCAGCATCTGAACCGGTGGCCATGTCGGATGTTCTGGCCCAAGCACCAGCGGCGCAAACGTACAGACCATTCGTTGACGCTGCACTTTGCGCAATTACAGCTACCCTGTCGCCCGCCGCAACCGAAATTCCATCAATTGTTTGAGTGCCTGAAAGGGTTATGTTTCCTGTCGTTGCTACCTTACAAGACCCCTTTAAATCGAGACCCTGAGCGACTGAATCAACATAAGCTTTATTTGCCAAATGCCCTGTAGCAGTTGGCGCGACGCTTGTTTGTGGAATCGCGGTGAATGTATAAGTTGCCGCGACTGTTTCAGCTTGATCGAGTCGTGCGATATTGGCCGAATCGGCTAATTTTGAAAATTGTATAGAACCGGCCAATTGCGCGTCTGTAATGGTGCCCGTTAAAGCGCTCGTTGGATACCCAGTGGCATCTTGAAGATCAAAGGCAGGGGTCGCATCTGAAGAACCCAATGCAACAGAAATTCCTCCAAATGATACGCTTGAATTGCTTAATTTTGCGTTTGCAATGCTGCCAGAAAGCATGCTGTTGCTTACTCCCAAGGCCTTAATTCTAAGGCTGTCGCTGTCAATTTCAATTGATGAATCGTCAACGGTTACGCTCATGACTTGAGAAGCAGAGATAGCGAGACCATCACCGGCGGTAGCGGCCTTTAATCTCAAACCGCTTGAATTTTCAAGAGCGGTATTTGTTGAAAGTTGAACGGCCGATCCGCTTACTTTGTTAGCGGCTGCAATCGTGCCAAGCTTGCTGTCAGATATAGCCGCAGAGCCGCTAACCTGTGTATCTGTGATCCCACCATCGGCCACTTTGACACCTGATCCGGCGACGGCTAAGGTTGCGCCGTCAAGGTTCAAGGTTAAGTCAGTTACAGCAGATGAACCATTGTAGCCGGTCATTGATAAACCGTTACCGGCTGATAGCTGGGCCAGGTTTTGACCTAATGTAATCCCTGAAATTGTGGAGCTTGCGAGCTTGGTGACTGCAATCGCTGCACTGTTGCTAATGAGATTATTGTCGATGGCTTGCGCCTTGATTTGCTCTCTATTAATTTGTATGGCCATTTGAAAAAGTCCTATGAATTAGAATAATATTGAACCACAACAGATCCGCCGGATTGCGGTGCTGTGGATATGCGAAATGATGAGCTTGTTAGCTCGGTTATTTCATTCGCAGACTGTCGAAGACCATTCCAAAAGACTTGGAGACTGCCCGTTTCAAATGCTATGGTGGTCGTGAAATCAGTGTTTGAACCATTAATTTGAGAGCTTAGATCATTGATAATTAGCTTGTCGCCTCCACCTGATGAAGCAGAGGACGATCCGAAAACGTCGGCGATTGGCATTGATCAAACTTCTCTTTGATAGGTTAAATCTACTGTCTTAAGTTTAGCCGTTCCAGTGTTGCAGCGTGCAAATACATACAAAGACTGTCCATTGATATAATCCAAATCTACCTTATAAACTGCAAAACCGCTGTTTGTAGTTGTTAGACCTCTGGCGATCTCTGCTTCGGTATCAGGAATGATAATAATGTCGCCCTCTGGATCGCTGGTTACTTTAATCGTTACCTTTGTTGTTCCAGCGCCGCTTATATCTGTCAATCGAACCCATATCCCTTCAAGGTGTGCGGCGTAGATATCGCGAAAGTCAATGTCAACATTAAGTGTTCCATATTTTGTGACATCAAAAACACTTGTGACATCAACCGATCCACTAAACGACGCTTTAAGCTTTCTGAGGTCCATTTTTCCCGCCTTGCCTTTTTATCATATCAGATTTGCACCAATTCGTCATTCTTCGTCAAGGTCTATGACTGGCCCTTGTATTTGCGCGATTACGTCGTCGCTTTTCTGGATGCTGTCGATTAGCTGCTTGACGCTTAAGACGTCGCTATCAACGTTTATCTCGACCAATGGCTGCTGATGAACCGTAAACCCAAAACGCCTCTCAAGCAACCACGCTGCCGGCCTCCAATCTAATTCAGCGGCGTCTTGAATTGATTTAAGTGCTCTAAGTTGCGCCATTGATTCCGATCTTTTTAAGCGCTCGGCTAACTCGTAATAAAGACCCTCTGATTCTTCTTTACCCCTTGAAAGCCAAGCGTATAAAGTGGCGACATGTATTCCGGCGACATGCGCCGCCGCGTCACGCTTTGCGCCCATTTCTAACGCCTTACATATTACGTCAACCGTCTGCGGATTTATCTTTTCGGGCCTCGCCATTATTCGCCCTTGCAAGCGTGCGACAATCGCGCCCTGATAATATCAACGTATTCCGGATTCATCTCGATCCCGATTGAATTAAACCCTTCCTTTTCTGCGGCGACAAGCGTTGAACCAGATCCGGCGAATGTGTCCAATAAAACAGCGTCTTCGCCTGGAGGCATAACAAGACGTGCTAACCATCTCATGAGCTTAATCGGCTTGACTGTCGGGTGTATGTTCTTCACTTCGCTGGCCGTTCGACCCGCGCCCGCTCTTGGATTGTTCATACCTGCCGATCCTTCTTTGCGCTGTACTGTTTCCGCGCCGGTCTTACTTGGCAATTCTTCGCACCCTTCATCACGTTCTGATCTTGAAACCTTTGGGCATTGATAGATATTTGCGGGCCATCGGCCTTTTGTGTTTGTATATAATATTTCGGATCTTTCTTTAGACATACCATGTATCAAACCTGTTTTATTTGATCTCATTTTTGCGAGTAATCGATCTTTTGGTTTTTCCTGCGGACCTACCCAACAAGGATCCCCATAACCAAATCGGCAATCATCTATATTAAGACCACCCGTACCCCATTTCAAAACATTCGCGGCGATGTTCTTTTCGCTTAATGGCTTTCTTGCAAGGATTGCAGGTTCGAAAGATGGCTTTAAAGCTGTTCCGTATCCGTCGAAGCGTTTCGCGTCGTCTGTCTTTGGTTTGGTGATATTCATGTATGCTTCATTTTCTCTTTCATAGCCATGTATAGCCGATGTTGTTTTAGCCGCTCCATGACCTTTGCCACCTTTCATTGGTTTTGCTGTGCCTGTAAGCTTTTGCTTACCAATAACCTCTCTTTCTACCCCGAAATGCGAATCAATCGCTTTGCTAACGTCGTGCGATTTTGGAAACCCTGAAAAATACAGCCAATTGATCGTATCGCGCACCTCAAACCCTGCATTTTCTACAACAGTACCAAGGCGGTGAAAGGTTCGAGTTGCACTAAAAGCGATCAAATGTCCGCCAGGCTTTAAGATTCTAAAACATTCCGCGCTCCAATCATCACGCGGTATATCTTTATCAAATGCCATCGACATGAACTGTATGCCATAAGGAGGATCGCAGACTATCGCATCAATAGAATTATCATCAAATGTTTTCATAACGTCAACGCAATCGCCACAAATCACGCGATGTTTGCCAATATCAACCGCTTCGCCTGTCTTGGTTATGGGTTCGACGTTGACCGGCATTAAATCGGCCTCTGTTAGTTCTTCACCACCGATCGAATTATCGCCATCGAAATCAATATCGGGCAATTCGCTATCAATGATGTCATCAAGCGCGCCCGCATCAAATCCCGCAATAAATAGATCGTCGACTGCAAAGCTTTCCTTTTCAAAAATGTCTTTGAGCTTGAGATCGTCCCATTCGGCGACCTCGCCTAATTTGTTATCTGCAAGGGCCAACAAATGCGCATCAACCGGATCAAGGTCAAGAAAACGGACGGGTATTTCTTTTAGATTCAAAAGCTTAGCCGCTTCTAATCTCGTATGACCCGCGATGACTTCGCCGTCTTCTTTTCGAGCTATGATCGGCGCGCCAAAACCGAAACGCTTAATTGACTGCGCGACCTTTTCGATCGCGTGTTGATTGTTTCGCGGGTTATCATCCCATGGTTTTAAGTCGTCTATTTTGACCCATTCGGCGGGGGCTTTTTTTCTTGGCATTTGTGATCCTTGATTGTTTTATAAATGTCTATGATGCAAAAAATAAGAAGTAAAAAAGAAAAACCGGCGACCACTGTACAAAAAGCGATCGCCGATTCGGTTGTCATTTTATAAAATTAAGCTTTACGCGACCCGGCAATTCTTTGGTCTCAATCATTCCGATCCATTGATCCCGGCCTTCACCGTTCATTGATAGAATGGTTTCGGCGGCCCCGCGTTTTAATTTATAGGTTGTTTTTTCCTCTACAAGTGATTCAAATTCAGGAAGTTTAATTGCATCTGAAACGGTGAATGTTTTTGATAAACGATATGCGAGCTTTGGAGTAACAACCGCCGCGCATACTTCGCCATCGTCTGAAAGTGTTTTATAATTGCTTTCACCGCTTGCTTTTCCCATGTCGCGCAATTTGGCTTTGAATGGGATTAACGCGGTTTCACATACGCCAATTAGCTCTTGGAGTATCGCCGCCGACTTTAGTTTTTCACCAAATGGAATTGATTCTTCTGTGATGATTTCAGATAAGAATTCGATCTCGTTTAAAATGTTTAATTGTGCTTCTTCGATGTTGATTAGGTTTCTCATGTTATTTCTCTTTTGTTGATGATTCCGGGTTGAGCTTGCGGCGCCCTTGGTTCAACCCGTTGACCTGCCTGAAAGGGGCGCCGCATCTT